TCGCAGCTGCCGACGCCGGCACAACCATCACAATGAACTCTGCGACCGCGACAACGATCACGGTGAACACGTCGTTGTTTACTGCTGGGGACACGCTTCGAATTGCCAACATTGGTGCCGGGGTGTGCACGGTCACCGCGGGAACAGCAACGGTGACTACTGCAGGGACTTTGGCTTTGGTTCAGTGGGCTGGTGGCATGTTGTATTTCACAACTGCTTCGGCTGCAATCTTTTTCCCTGATGCTGTTGCTGCGACGTCAACCACGATTGCGGTCTTTAATGAAACACAAGCATCTGGAACCGCTGGCGGTGCAAGCGTTCAAAACACCTACACGAAACGCACACTAAACACCACGGTGATTAACAACATTGGCGCAACCCTCACCACAAGCGTGATCGCTTTGGTTGCTGGCACATATCGAGTATTTGCAATGTCACCGTTTTTTAACCCTGCTGCCGTGTCAATCCGTTTACGCAATACAACAGACAGCACTACAACCGTTGCAGGTGTAAACGCTTATGCTGGCCCTTCAAGTGGCGCTGGCGCTATTGCCATGTTAGATGGCACGTTTACAATTACAGGGACAAAGAATTTTGAGGTTCAGTATTATCAAAACGGTGCAGCGGTTGCCACAAACGGTTTAGGTGTGCAATTAAGTTCTGCTGGAGTTAGCGAAATTTACACACAGATTACGATTGAAAAGATTGGCTAATGGCAACAAAAAAACAGATCAACGCTGAGATCGGCAACGCCACCCGCGAACTAGCACCGGGCACAACATGGAGATACAACGAACCAGGTGACGGATATTCCTGTCTTGAATGGATGGATGACCCAGAGCTGCAACCAACAGAGGCAGCAACAATGGCTAAAGCAACTGAACTAGCAAACAACCCAACACCAACCAGTTAATGAAATGGCGTTACATGATCGGGTACGGCTTGCTAGTGGCTGTCGTGTTGTGGGGATGTTCTGGGTGCGCTGACCGTGAGCGAAAAAACTGCATTCGAGCAGACAACACCGCGGTGACAATGACCGCAGACATTCAGATCGGAACGGGTCGTTGTGGCTAAATACACCAACGAAGAAATCAAAGCACGACTTATCCTTATCGTTGGCATTGGTCTTACATGCGCGTTTGTGGGCTCAATCTTCACCCTGCTTTATGGCCTGCTATTCGTGACACAGCCTCTTGAGCAAGCACCTAACGACGCAGAAGCATTCTCGGTCCTAAACCCAATGCTGATGACACTCTCCGGCGGTCTAATAGGCTTGCTGGCATCTAACGGATTAAAGAACAAATCAAAGGATGAACACCATGAAGGATAAAGATAAAGCAATGCTCGCCTCATACGCACGTTCGCTTATCGGCGCACTTGTAGCGGTGTATTCAACAGGAACAACAAACCCAAGCGACTACGGCAAAGGTGCAATCGCTGCAATCATCCCGCCACTAATGCGCTGGGTAAATAAGAAGGATGCAGGCTTTGGCCGTACCGCATAAACGCAAGGTCATTCTCCCTAAGATCGTCGCGCATTGTAAACCCGGCGAACTTCCAGCAAACATGCTGGTTGACACAAAGCCTTACGGAAAACTGCTGTACTCCGTTAACGATTGTTGGCTTGCATGGCGTGACCGCGCATTCGCAGAAGGCATCAAAACATTTAAGCCGACAAGCGCATCTGACACATATCGCAGTTACACCACTCAGATGGTTGCTTGGAATACACGCATGACCACCGTCCCACAAGCCGGCAAGAACCCTCGATCATTCCAAGGGAAGAATTGGTGGTTGAAAGACGGCTTTGCACCGATTGCACAACCTGGCAAAAGTAACCACAACTGGGGGATCTCAGTAGATGTGAGTGAGGCATCTGGTGCGCGTCTGGAGTTCATGGCTGCGACCGCGCTTGACTACGGGTTTAGTTGGGAACTGGATTCGGAGCCTTGGCACGTCAACTGCTTTAATGCGGATGTCATACCAGCATTGGTTTTGGAGTGGCGTAAAGCGAAATCCTTGCAATAGCCCGTCTGGGTGTCTAGGGTCGTTAGTCCCGACGAAAGGATATTCATTATGCAACTAACCGCCCCAAAACTCATCGCAGGGATCATCTCTGCAATATGGGGATTTGCCTCGCTCCTAGGGGCTCCTAGTGCCCTCTCAGAGCAACCTAACCCTGTGCCTGTGGTCCGTGATTACCTCATTGAGCCGACCACAACTACCAGCTCAACGATTTACATTGACCCGTACACCTCGGCCTGTGAACAGTTCAGCGCTTTGGCTGTAAACCTTGGCTGGCCTGCAGATCAGCGCACCGTGCTCGAATCCATCATGAACCGTGAGTCGCGTTGCATACCTAACGCAATTAACCGCAAAGACCCATTCGGTGGGTCACGCGGCCTACTGCAGATCAACGGCTCCTGGCACAAATGGCTAATCGCTAAAGGCGTGATTACCCATAAACAAAACTTGTTACAGGCTAAAACTAATCTGCTCGCAGGATTAGAAATCTACAATTACGGGGTCGAGCGTTACGGGTTCGGCTGGGGACCATGGGGGACAAAATGAGCGAAGGCGTTGCATGGAATCAAGGTGAAGTCAGCGAAGAAACTCGAGCGCTGATCCTTGAAGCAGGAAACCAGAAATATCAAAAAGCAGTCATGAACATGCTGGATGACATTGCGCGACCGAACCACACACCACGCCAATACCGTGACGATCACCTGATCCGTGGTCTACGCAATATGCGAATTGACTTCCAGTTGAGTGGCAACGATGGATATGCAGAGTGTGTTACTTTGGCAATAGAAGAACTTGGTGGACAAGTTAAACCCGACTAATAGAAAGAATCCCGACATGCAAGATGAACTCTTTACAACGTCAATCGGCCTCGCTGGTTGGCATGTTTCCGTTAACCAAATCAAACCAGCAGAACAACTGCATCGCGCCACAGACTTTGACACATCACGCAAAGCAGCACGATCAGCTTCTAAGCGCGGGCCGTCACAACGTGACAAAGTACTGCTCGCATTACATGACTTAAAGACCGCTACCGATTACGAGATCGGTGAGCATTGCGGGATCTTGCGCTCAAGTGCAGCGAAGCGCCGGCAAGAACTTCAAGAGATGGGTTTGGTAAAAGACTCTCATGAGCGACGCAAAACAGACACAGGGACGCTCGCAATCGTTTGGACGGTTGCCTGATGGGATTTGACCTAAGCAACTACGAAACAGTTGAGGATCGCCTTGTTCGCTTTTGGGCTGAACATGGACCTGGTGCGCGTGTAGAGACCACGATGATGAGTTATGACGGTGACAGTTGTGTGTTTCGTGCCGAGATCTATTTCAAGAACTCGGAAACCGTGCCAACAGCAACAGGATATGCACAAGAGATTCGATCAGACCGCGGCGTTAACTCAACCTCATTTGTGGAGAATTGTGAGACAAGCGCAATTGGTCGCGCACTAGCGAATTGTGGATATGCAACACATGGCAAACGTCCTAGCCGTGAGGAAATGTCCAAGGTGTCCCGGGCGGAGAATCCCAACGCAGGTCACGCGTCTCCGACTCCGTCCGGGGCTTCATCACACACCCCAACAGGCACATTCGCCACACCCAAGCAGATCGGTTACATCAAAAAACTCGCTAAGGACGGCGGGCTAGATGATCTTCGACTTTTGGAGTTGATACAGCGCGAACTCAACAGCGACGAAGCGGTGTTAGAGCTGCTCAAATCACATGAGGCCAGCAAGATCATTGAGGTTCTTAAATGATTGCATTGGTCGGCGCTTGGCTATCAGGATTTTTGACTGCATACGCATTGGGTCTGTTCTTAGAAAAGAAACTGCCCGAATGATTTACGCCGCATTCAACATCATTGGAATCATTATCGGAATATGGGCAACTTTGCTTGTATGTGTGAAAGGCAACAAATGAAAGCCGACACCACGATGAGCGAAGCCGTGTTCAAAGACATGGTTATCAGCATCGCAAAGCGTTACGGCTGGCTAGTCCACCATGATCTGCCGGCACAAAACAGTCGAGGGCGCTGGATGACAAACGTGCAGGGTGACGCTGGATTCCCTGATCTGTTCATGGTGCACCCATTCCAAGGCGGACGGCCGTTAGTGATTGAGTTAAAGGCTGAGAAAGGCAAGTTGACGCCTGGACAAAAGATTTGGTTGAACGCTTGTGAGATGGCTGGGTGTCATGCAGCGGTTTGGAAGCCCAGCGACATGGAGTACATTCTCTACACCCTTAGCAACCCGAGAGCATAGGAGCGACATGAACGATCAGAGCATTGAGAAGATGGTGCATCACATTCGAGGCACATTCCCATCACAACAAATTTCATTTAACATGGTGATTGAGCGTTGGCAAGGCGACCCGTACTTGCAATCAGTTCACCCAGATGAGGCATATAAAGCGATGCCATTGGTTGAAGCATTAGGCAAGTTCCCTGATCTGCCTGTGTTCCGCGACATGATACGCAAAGCAAACACCAAAGAAGTCGCTGAAAAGGTGTGCGCGGATTGCGCTGGCAATCGCTTCATCACAGGCATTGACCTGATGCTGGTTGACGCCACAGCTGACCCAAAGTTGCAATACAAGATGGTTGCTCAGCCTTACAGCACGAGAGTACGATCCATGAGCCATGAATACTCATACGTGACGCGCTGCAAGTGTTCACCAATGTAAATAAGTAAATAACAATCGGCTAGTAGCAGGTGTGTGCCCCGGTCGCATGGGGTGGGCAGTAAACAGGGGAACCTGGGTAGACGGTCGCGCCTCGAATCATGCAAGACGAAATGGTTTGGGCAATGCGACTGGGCGATCAGTAAACAGACTGATGAAGTAATGCAAAGGGATCTGGGATGGGCAATCCAGAGGGTGGAGCATTCACACATCTATTGACCTTGAGATGACATACAGTTAACAAACAAACATCCCCCCCCGACAGGACACAACAATGACCAGACAGCGCACCGAACACGACACACCGATCTACAAACAAGCAAGAGCAGAACTACTGCGCGACAACCCAACATGTCATTGGTGCAAACGCAACCAAGCAACCGAACTTGATCACCTCGTTGAAAGCGACCGCGAAGGCACACTCGAAGA